ATATGGCGGCGCGGCCGGCGGCGGAAAATCAGAGGCGCTTATTGTGGAGGCATTGAGGCAGGTCAATATTCCGCACTACAAGGGGCTGATACTCCGTAAGACGTACCCGCAGCTCCGTGAGCTCATAGACAAGAGCCTTGGATATTATCCGCGGGCATTTCCGGGCGCACGGTACAACGACAGCAAGCATATCTGGACATTCCCCAGCGGCGCGAAGATCGTTTTCGGCTCCATGCAGCACGCAACAGACAAGACGCAGTATCAGGGCCATGCCTACGACTACATCGCCTTTGACGAGCTGACACACTTCACTTGGGACGAGTACAGTTATTTGTTTTCCCGCAACCGCGCCAACGGGCCGGGAACGAGAGTATATATGCGGGCAACGGCAAACCCCGGGGGGGTAGGCCACGGCTGGGTGAAGGAGCGTTTCATCACCGCGCAGACCCCAGGGACAACGATATGGGAGCAGGTCAAAATCAAATACCCGGACGGACATACAGAAAAACGCAATAAATCCCGTATTTTTGTTCCATCCACCGTATTTGATAATCAGATATTGCTCAAGAATGACCCGAGGTATTTGACGAATCTTGCATCAATGCCGGACGCGGAGCGAAAGGCGCTGCTTTACGGCGACTGGGACACCTTCGCCGGGCAGGTGTTCTGCGAATGGAAAAATGACCCGGACAGATACGCCGACCGTATCAACACCCACGTTATCAACCCGTTCCTGATCCCGCAAAGCTGGAAGGTTTACCGCTCCTTCGACTGGGGCTACTCCCGCCCGTTTGCTTGCCACTGGTACGCCGTCGACCATGACAAGCGGATGTACTGCATCAGGGAGCTTTACGGCTGCACGGGGCAACCAAATGTCGGCATAAGATGGGAGCCGTCGCACGTGGCGCAGGAGATCAAGCGCATTGAGGCGGAGGACCCGAACCTGAAGGGCCGCAGCATCTACGGCGTGGCGGACCCGGCAATCTTTAACTGCACCGGCGCACACAGCGGCGAGAGCATCGCTTCACTCATGGAGGCCTGCGGCGTGTACTGGGAGCCCGGCGACAATAACCGCATCAATGGCCTGATGCAAATACACCATCGTCTGGCCTTTGACGATGACGGGCATCCCATGTTGTACGTGTTCCACACCTGCAAACACATGATACGGACGCTTCCGGCGTTGGTATACGACGAAACGGACGTCGAGGACGTGGACACCGACGGCGAGGATCACATCTATGACGAGCTGCGGTACATCTGTATGCGCAATCCCATCAACCCGGCACCAAAGAAAGCGACGCCGCTGATTGTATATGACCCGCTGGATCTGCACACAGAGGACACAAAATACGACGATTACGCATGGTTTAGGAGGAATTGACATTATGGCACTATTCGGACGCAAGACGCAGCAGCCCCCAGCGGAGCTGGCCGCGAAGCAGGACGACACAGGAAAGGCAGACCCCACCGGGGCCATGCTGCTGACAAAGCCCGCCGGCGCGAAGATCATCGGCGAGGAGGATATCAAGAGGGCAACCGAAATCCTACAGAAGTACAAGGCCGGGAAAGGCAACCTTGAAGCGCGCCTCAAGGATGAAGAATACTGGTACAAAGTCCAGCACAATCTTCTGCTGGAGGCGGCGGCTGACCCTAACAAGCCGCGCCCGACCTCCGGCTGGCTGTTTAACACGCTGGCGAACAAACACGCCGACGCGATGGACAACTACCCACGCGCCAACGCCCTGCCAAGGGAGCAAAGCGATACGGACGCGGCGAAGGAGCTGTCCTCCGTGCTGCCCTGCATCAGTGAGATCAACAACTTTGAGCAGACATACAGTGACAACTGGTGGGAAAAGCTCAAGCACGGCTGCGCCGTCTATTTCACCGGCTGGGACAAGGACGCGGAAAACGGACTGGGCGAGATCACCCAGCAGCCCATTGACCTCATGAACATCTTCTGGGAGCCTGGCATCACGGACATACAGCGCAGCCGCAACCTGTACATCGTCGATCTGGTGTGCAATGAGGACTTGGAGGCCGAATATCCGCAGCTTCAGGGAACTAATTACGGCAACGTGATCGACGTGGCCAAATACACCTACGAGGACGACATTGACACCTCCGGCAAGTCGCTGGTGATCGACTGGTACTATCACGCCCGCAATTCTGCCGGACAGCGCATCCTGCATCTGTGCAAGTTCGTGGGCTCCACGCTGCTGTACGCCAGCCAGAACGACCCGGAAAAGGCTGACACCGGCATCTATGCCCACGGTATGTACCCCGTGGACTTCGACGTGCTGTTCCCGCAGAAGGGCAGCCCCGCCGGGTTTGGTTGGATTGCACTGTGCAAAAATCCGCAGCTGTACATTGACCAGCTTGGCGGCAATATCCTCAAGCACTCCGCCATGTCCACGCAGCCGCGATATTGGTGCTCCAAGAGCGCGGGCGTCAACCAAAAACAGTTTTTGGACTGGGCCGGATCTCCAATCGTCGACGTGGAGGGGCAGATTGGCACGGATCGCCTGCAGCCCATCACAGTGCCCGATCTGGACAGCACCGTTGTGACCGTAATGCAGCTCAAGATTGACGAGCTCAAGGAGTGCAGCGGCAACCGGGACGTCAATTCCGGCAGCGCTGGCGCGGTCACGGCGGCGGCGGCCATCAGCGCCTTGCAGGAGGCCGGCAACAAAGGCAGCCGGGACAGCATCAAGACGTCTTATCGCTGCTACGCCAATATCGAGTACAAGAAAATTGAGCTTGTCCGACAGCTCTACGATGTTTCCCGCGTGTTCCGTATTTCCGGGACCGGCGGCAGCGGGGACAGTGACTATCAGTTCATGGACTTCTCCAACGCAAAGATCACCGATCAGCAGACCGGCATCACAGCAGACGGTTCGCCCACCGTGCGCCGCCCGATCTTCGATATCCGCATTGTGCCGGAAAAAAAGTCGCCGTACAGCCAAATGACCCAAAACGAGTATGCCAAAGAGTTCTATCAACTGGGCTTCTTTAACCCGGAGAAGGCGCAGGAAACCATGATCGCGCTGTCCATGATGGACTTTGACGGCATCGACAACGTGCGGGATCAGGTCAAGCAGGGACAGACCCTGCTCAATATCGCGCAGCAGCAGCAGGCACAAATCACGCAGCTGACACAGCTGATCGGCATAATGCAGGGCGGTTTGAACGTGCAGCAGGGCGCGGCCAACGCCACAGGCGGAGGCACCCAGCAGCAGGCAGCCAGCGGAGGTAAGAGCGTGGCCTCCAGCGTCAAGGACGCGCAGACTGCCAACCGCACGGCCTATCAGGACACGCTTGCAAAGCGCAGCATCCCGGATATGACGGCGGGGGCGGCACAATGACCGACGTGCGCTTTTCTGCGGAGGGTGACCGCTACCGCATGACGCTGAGAGGTCATGCGGGGTATAACCCGGGCAATGACGTGGTGTGCGCGGGGGTATCATCCATCGTGCTTTCACTCTTAGGCTGGCTTGCAAACGCCTCTGAGCACATCACAGAGACGAGGGCCATGCGGTATGAGCCGGGCAGCGTGGATATCGACGTGAGCGGCGACGACGCGCTGAAAACCGGCTTTGACATGACCGTTATCGGGCTACAGCAGATCGAGCAGGGCTACCCGGAAAATGTTCACGTCGAAATTGTATAATTTTTTTTCGGAGCCCTGACGACTTCTCAGGGCTCCTTATGCTATGGTGATAAGCGGATGGGTAACGACATCCAGCTACACGGAGCTTATACCGCGGAAAGGAGATAGTACTCCATGCGATTTTTGTATCATTTGCTCCCCATTGATCTGAGACTGTTCGACGGCGAAGGAGCCGGAGCAGCCGCAGGCGCGGAGGGAGCGCAGGCCGGAAATACAGGCACGCAGACGGGCGGCCAGTCTGCAACCGATACGGGCGATCTTTCCGCTATCAAGTTCGGCAAGCAAGCCTCTACTGAGGAAAGCAAACCGAAAGGAGACAGCGGCAGCCCTGACGCCGGGGGCAGTACGCAGCAGACACCCGCAGACCCCTACACCGAGTTCAAGGCATTGATCGGCAAGGACGGCAAGTACAAGGACGCTTTCCAGAAGGAATTTCAGGCAGTTTTCGACCGGCGGTTCAAGGACGTGAAGTTCAATCAGGAACGGTTGACCAAGCTTCAGCCGCTGGTGGACAGTCTCGCATCCAAGTACGGCATTGAGGACGCAGACCCGGATAAGATTTCCGAAGCGTTGGATCAGGACTACACGTTCTGGGAGGACGCTGCGGAAAAGGCCGGGTTTGACGACGTAAAAATCTACCGGGATTTTGTGCGTCTCCAGTCGGAAAACGCTCACTTTGCACAGGCGGAGGCAGACCGGCAGGCAGCGCAGCAAGCGGAGGATCAG